AGCCCGTTTCACGGTCTGCGTGTAGTTCCTTGTAAACTGACCTAATAAGGACAATAAATTACTTACGTCTAAAGACTGTTTGATATTAGGAAATACACTGTCAGCATTGAATGACAGAATTAATGATTTAACGCTTAATACTGATTAATTGAGAGTGCATTTAGTACTCTCTTTTCTTTTGCTTATTTTTAGAATTTTCAGACAAAGAGAGGTGATACCGTGAAAGACAAATTAAATGCAAGACAGCGTAAATTTGCTGAATATTATGCACAAAGCGGTAACGCCGCTGAGAGTGCTGTTAAGGCAGGATATTCCGCAAAATATGCTAATACCAATGCTTCAAAATTACTACAAAATACTACAATCGCAAATTATATCAAAGAGCTTTCCGATAAGCTCAAAGATGAGCGCATTATGAGTGCAAAGGACAGACAGGTTGCTTTGTCCGACATTGCAAGGAATGACGGGCAGGACACCTCCGACAGAATCAGAGCGATTGACACGCTCAACAAGATGACGGGCGAATACACCGTTAAGGTTGACGCAAAGGTTGAGCAATCCGAAAAGCTCTCTGATGTGTTCAGACAGTTAGGCGGTGAGGGCTTGAGTGAGTAGCTTTCCTTTGTCGCAAAAATACATTGACTTCATCAACACAACGAATGTGTCAGCTGAATTTCTTGAAGGCACGACAGCCTCGGGAAAAACAACAGTCGGAGCGGGCGTAAAGTTTATGCGAATGGTGTCGCAAAGTAAAAAGAAGATACACGCCATTGCCGCCAAGACAACTGGTAAAGCCGAAGAAACCATTATTCAGCAGGATAACGGTATTCTCGACTTGCACCGAAACGCTGTCTATTGTGGCAACGGCGACAAGGACTACAAGCTCCCACATATCAAGTTTGAGGGCAAAATTATCTATATTCTCGGCTACAGCAGTCGGGATAAGTGGGAAATGGTTCTCGGTGCGCAGTTTGGGTGCGTTTATATTGACGAAATCAACACCGCCGATATTGAGTTTATCCGAGAGATGTCAACCCGTAATGATTATTTGCTTGCAACACTTAATCCCGATGATCCGAGCCTGCCTGTGTATAAGGAGTTTGTCAATCGCTCCCGTCCTTTTAAAAAATATGAAAACGATGTTCCTCCCGAGATTACGGCGGAGCTTACCGAAGAACCTGTACCGAATTGGCGGGATTGGGTCTTTTCTTTTGCCGACAATTTAAGTCTTACGCCCGAGCAAATCGAAAAGAAAAAGAACTCTGCACCGAAAGGTACAAAGCTCTATAAAAATAAAATCTTAGGTTTGCGAGGCAGAGCAACAGGTATTGTGTTCCCGAATTTTGAGAGGGCAAGACATATCAAATCAAAAGAGTGGGCAGGAAAGTTTTTGAACTGTAACCGCAAGTCAGAACACTTTGTTCAGTTCACCGCAGGTCTTGATACCGCCTATTCGCAGAAGTCGCCTGACACTATCGCAATGACATTTTACGGCATTACCAATCACGGCAAGTGTGTTCAGCTTGATGAAAGGGTTTATAACAACGCTGAAATGCAAACGCCTATTGCCCCGAGTGACACGGTGAAGAATTTTATTGATTTTCTTGACCGCAACCGTGATGAATGGGGCTTTGCACGCACGGCTTTTATTGACAGTGCCGACCAAGCGACTATTACCGAATTTCAAAAGTATAAGCGACAGCACGGCTGTGTCTATGACTTTGCAAATGCATGGAAGAAAACGAAGATTATCGACCGAATCAATCTTGTACTCGGCTGGCTTGCCACCGACTGTTATTTTGTGCTTGAACATTGTAAAAACACGATTGCCGAGTTTGAAATTTACAGCTGGCGAGAGGATAAAGACAACACACCCGAGGACGGTCACGACCATTGCATTAACAGCGGTCAATATGCGTGGCTGCCGTTTAAAAATATTATTGGAAGTGAAATAAATGGGGCTGATTAACAGAATGGCTGAATCTATCAGATCGGGAATTAAAAACTTTTTGCAGATTACTCCTGCAAGCGACAAAACAATTACCGTCACCGAAACAAGCAATCATCTGACCGAGTGCTTTATCAATCGCATTTGGTATTGGGGCAACAGCAGACAGCTTGCGGAGCTGTACAGGCAGATTGATACAAACAAAACTATGTTTTGGGCGGCAAAAAGCACAAAGGGGCTTGAAATCCGTAAAATACACACGGGCTTGCCGGCACTCATCTGCGAAACGCTTGTGAATATCGTAATTGCCGACTACAACGGCACAGATGTTACAAGCAAAAATTCAACCGCTTACGCAGAGCGTTGGGAAGATATTGAAAAGCAGAACAAATTGTCCGACACGGTTAAGCAAATGCTCCGTGACCTATGTGTTGTTGGTGACGGTGCTTTTAAGGTCAGCTTTGACACGGCTGTATCAGATGTTCCGATTGTTGAATGGTATCCTGCCGAAAACATCGACTTTACATATGTGCGCGGCAGAATCAGAGAGGTTAAGTTTTACACCGATTACACGCAAAAACACCGCCGTTACCGTTTTGAAGAAACATACGGTTACGGCTATATTCACTATGCTTTGTACGATGACAACGGCAAAGAGATTGACCTGCACACGGTTGACGCTCTTTCGTGGATTGATTCAAAGGGCGTTACATTTGACGAATCATATATGTGGGCTGTACCTGTCCTTTACGGCAAATCGTGCCACAAGGGCAGAGGTGCGGGCATTATCGGCATAAAAACAGACGCTTTCGACAGCCTTGATGAAGTGTGGTCACAGTGGATGGACGCACTCAGAGCCTGCCGAACAAAGCAGTATGTGCCTGATTGCCTTGTTCCGAGAAATCCCGAAACCTGTCAGCCGATATCGCCAAATCCGTTTGACAACCGATTTATCACCGTGGGCAACGATATGTCTGAAAACGGCAACGGCAACAGGATTTACACCGAAAGTCCGCAGATTCAGCACGAAAGCTATTTGAGTTCATACATTACTGCCCTCGACCTCTGCTTACAGGGCATTATATCGCCGTCAACTCTCGGCATTGATACGAAGAAGCTTGATAATGCAGACGCTCAGCGTGAAAAGGAAAAGACGACCCTTTACACAAGGCAGAACCTTGTGAAAATTACGCAGAACGCACTTCAAAGCCTTGTTGCAGTTGTACTCAATGCAGACGGTGAACTTAACGGCAATGGTATTGTTGAGGGCTTGGAAGTATCCGTAAACTTCGGCGAATATGCAAATCCGAGCTTAGAAAGTCAGGTTGAAACTGTGTCAAAAGCAAGACAGGGCGGTTTGATGTCAGTTGAAACCTCGGTTGACGAGCTTTACGGCGACAGCAAGTCGGAGGATTGGAAAGCCGAAGAGGTGCAGAGAATTAAGGAAGAACAGGGCATTGCAGGCGAAGAAGAAAAATCGGAGCTTGACGATGTGGACCTTACCGACACAGAAGAACCTGACAATAACGCAGATGATGAAGAAAATGCGGAAAATAATGCAGAAAAAACCGAAAGCAATCCCGAACAGAATGATACACAGGTAAACAATGAGTGATTACAATATCAGAGAAGCCTTTGAAAAAATCGAAGATGAACTGATTAACAGCATGATGAGAAATTTCAGCCGTCACAGAGCCGAAGAAACCAAAGAGGGTTACAACTGGACACAATGGCAGGCTGAACAGCTCAAAAGTCTTGAAGAGTACCGTAAGCACAACGCAAAGAAATTCGGCAAGCGTTTCAAAACCATTAACGGCAAGGTTGAAGAGATGATTCGCACCGCCAAAGCTGACGGAAATGCAAGTCAGGAGGCAGAAATTCTTGAAGCTGTCAAGGACGGTTTCAAAGCCCCGAAAAAGCCGTCAGCACACAGCACAGCCGAGTTTTTTAAGGTGAATGACCGTAAACTTGACGCACTCATAAAATCGACCACAGACGATTTAAAGAGGGCAGAAACGGCAGTTTTGCGTATGAGCAACGACAAGTACCGCAAGGCGATTTTTAACGCACAGGTTGCAATGAACACGGGTGCGGTTACATACGAAAAAGCCGTTGATATGGCGTGTAAAGATATGCTCAACGCAGGTCTTAATTGTGTGGAATACAAAAATGGTGCAAGGCACACGCTCTCGGATTATGCGGATATGGCGGTTAAAACAGCCAACAAAAGAGCCTATCTGCGTGGTGAGGGCGAAAAGCGAGCCGAATGGGGAGTATCCCTCGTTGTTGTGAACTCAAGACAGGGCGGTTGCCCCGATTGTGCAAAATATATCGGCAAGGTGTTTATTGACGATGTTTATTCAAACGGCAAAAAGTCAGACGGAAACTATCCGCTTCTCTCAACCGCAATCAAGAACGGTTTGTTTCATCCGAGATGTAAGGACAGCACAAGTACATATTATCCCGAACTTGATGATTTGGACGCACCGTTGTCTGAAGATGAAATCAAAGAGCTTGACCGTCAGCGAGGAATTGAGGAAAAACAGCAGTATGCACAGCGACAGGCAGAACGCTTTGACCGCCGTGCCGAATACAGCCTTGATGAGGACAATAAACGCATTGCCCAAACCCGAGCCGATGAGTGGCACGATAGGGCTGATATGCTTGAAGAAAAGGCGAAACAATTTTCTTTGAAGACTGATGAACAAAAATATTACAGACCTGTTTTTAAGGAAGATATATCAAAAACTTTTGAACGCAAAATTGAGGGCGAAACAATTACAATTGATACCCACAAGGCAAATACATTGTGTGATAATGTTTATATTTCAGATAAGGTAAAGCTAAAACGAAAAGAACTTCATAATTTTGATATGCAAGTGAGAAAAGCGTTTGATATGCTCGGAGAGGTTGAAACAAGCGGAAAGCCTGAAATTTGTATTGTCACTCCCGAAGAAATGCGAGTAAATGCTATTGCTTCATATATGCCAATGCAGAATGTTCTAAATGTCAATTCAGCATACTTTTCAACAAGTGATTTGTCAGGCTTACAAGAAAACTTGGCTTGTCCGCAAGACAGATTGAGTACAATTCTTCACGAACTGATTCATTGGCAAGACGCTAAAAATTACAGAGCAAAATTCGGAGGTATTAACGATTATTTTGAATATTGCGATTACCTTAATAAAATTTATGCTCCAAAGGTTGAAAAATTGATAAATAACGGTTATAATATAGAGGATATAAGTGAGTATGCTTTTGAATGCTTAAAAGATAAAGCTATGGATGAAGTGTATAACGAGTACAGAGTCAGCAAACTTTTAGGGTGATGATAGTATGAGATTGATACAAACTGAAGAACAAAAATCTCTATGGAATGCGTTTAAGCCGTACCTTGTAACAAATGGTTTAAATGTCACTTTGCGTGAAGATGCTCCACAAGAAGCTAAAGATGCTGAAGCACTTTACAGTAAGCTTAGAGAGAAACAAAAAATGCAATATCTAAAAGATAGTGGCATAATCTAACCGCTCCGTAAAAAGGGCGGTTTTGTTATATGCAATTCACAAAAACAGCATAAAATTACGAATTGAGCATTTTATAATCGACAGCAATGTTGATTATAGGGTGCTTTTTGCATTTAAACCCGTCGATTTCGACCGGTTTAGAAAGGTGGTGACAGAATGAAAATCAGAGTAACAACAGCATTTAATGACAGGCAGAACGGCTATCTAACTCGACCTGTGAATGAAGTTTTTGAATGCTCCGAGCAGAGAGCAAAGGAACTCATTGAC